CGGCCCGGTGGATTATGCCTACCGGCCGGTCGCGGCGGCCGCGGCCTTCGCCGGCGACACCGCCGATGCGGCCGACGCGCGCGAGCGCGGCACGGCCTGGCTGCCGCGGCTGCGCGGCGCGATCTGATGGGAGGGACCACCCGATGAAACCCCCGCAGCTGCTCGACCGCTGGGGCCGCCCGGTGCAGCGATCGGTCCTCGCGCGCGATGTCGCGGCGCCGACGCTCACCGGGGTGCGCAGCCCGATCGCGGGCTATCCCGCCGACGGGCTGACGCCCCTGCGCCTGGCGCGGCTGCTGCGCGATGCCGATGCCGGCGACCCGCTGCCCTATCTGGAACTGGCCGAGACGATCGAGGAGCGCGACCTGCATTATCTGGGCGTGCTCGCGACGCGCAAGCGGTCGGTCGCGCAGATCGAGGTGACGGTCGAGGCCGCCTCGGACGCGGCCGAGGACGTGGCGATCGCCGACATGGTCCGCGACTGGCTGCGCCGCGACGAGCTGGCCGACGAGATGTTCGACATCCTCGATGCGATCGGCAAGGGCTATTCCTTCACCGAAATCGTCTGGGAAGTGTCCTCGGGCCAGTGGCGCCCGGCCCGCCTCGAATGGCGCGACCCGCGCTGGTTCCGCTTCGAGCGCGACCTCGCGACCCCTCTGCTGATCGGCGACGACGGCGCTGAGACGCCGCTGCCGCCATTCAAGTTCATTCATGCCGTCGCCCGCGCCAAGTCGGGCCTCGCGCTGCGCTCGGGGCTGGCGCGCGTCGCCTCCTGGGCGTGGATGTTCAAGAGCTACACGCAGCGGGACTGGGCGATCTTCACCCAGACCTACGGCCAGCCCCTGCGGCTGGGCACCTATTCCAGCGGCGCCAGCGAAGAGGACCGCGAGACGCTCTACCGCGCGGTTGCCAATATCGCCGGCGACTGCGCCGCGATCATTCCCGAGGGGATGAACATCGAGTTCGTCTCGACCGGCTCGGTCAGCGCGACCTCGGATCTCTACGAGCGCCGGGCCGACTGGCTCGACCGGCAGGTCTCCAAGGCGGTGCTGGGCCAGACCACCTCGACCGACGCCATCGCCGGCGGCCACGCGGTCAGCCGCGAACACCGCCAGGTGCAGCAGGACATCGAGCAGGCCGACGCCCGGATGCTGTCGGCGATCCTGAACCGCGACCTGGTGCGCCCCTGGGTCGATCTGGAGTTCGGGCCGCGCGCCGGCTATCCGCGCATCGTGATCGCCCGGGCCGAGGCCGAGGACCTCGGGCTGATGGCCACCGCGCTGGCGGCGATGGTGGACCGCGGGCTCGAGGTCGAGCAGAGCGCGATCCGCGACCGGTTCGGACTGTCCGAGCCGGGGCCGGGCGCGGCGATCCTGCGCCCCGCCACGGCCGTCTCTGGCCCCGCTTCGGGCCGTGACATGCCCTTCGGCGGGCCGGGATTTGACCGGCCGCCCCCGTCGCGGCCGGCAGCGCCGTCGTTAAACGCCAATTCCGCCGTTATTAAAGGGGGTGCGGGGGCGCCGGGCATGGTAACCGCCCTCGAGGCAGAAGGCCGCCCAGCGGCCACCCCAGCACGTCTGGCGCCGGACGCAATTCTGGCCGACCGGCTGGAGGCCGAGGCGCGTCCTCAGATGGCGGCCGTGATGGCATCGGTCGAGGCGATGCTGGCCGCGGCCGGCAGCCTCGAGGAGTTCCGCGAGATGCTGCTGGCGGGGCTGCCGGGGCTCGACCTGCGCGGCCTTGCCGGGGTGATCGAGGAGGCGGGCCTGGCCGCGCAGCTCGCCGGCCGGGTCGCGGCCGAGGAGGAGGCCGGCGGCGGCGGCGGCGATGCCTGACCTCTCCGCGACGCTCCGCCAGCCCTTCGCCGAGCAGGTCGCGGCGTTCCGGCTGCGGCTCGGCACCTTTCGGGACACCAGCCGCTGGGACGACCTGCGCGGCGCCGAGCATGACCGGGCGTTCATGGTGGCCGGGGCGGTCGGCGCGGACCTGCTGGGCGATCTGGCAGCGGCGGTCGGCCGCGGCATCGCCGAGGGCGCGACGCTCGAGGACTTCCGCCGCGACTTCCGCGCCATCGTCGAGCGGCGCGGCTGGCACGGCTGGACCGGCGAGGGCAGCGCGAAGGGCGAGGCCTGGCGGACCCGGGTGATCTGGGAGACCAACATGCGCACCTCCTACGCGGCGGGGCGGATGGCCCAGCTGGTCGAGGGGGACTTCGCGTTCTGGATCTACCGCCACGGCGGATCGCGCGAGCCGCGGCCGCAGCACCTCGCCTGGGACGGGCTGACGCTGCCGCCCGACCATCCGTTCTGGACGACGCACGCGCCGCCGAACGGCTGGGGCTGCAGCTGCTCCGTCACCGGCTCGCGGTCGCGCCGGATCGCCCGCCGGATGGGGGGCGACCCCGACATGACCCTGCCCGAGGGCTGGGACCGGCCCGACCCGCGCACCGGCGCGCCGCCCGGCATCGACCGCGGCTGGGCGCATGCCCCGGGCGCCAGCGTGGCCGAGACGGTCCGCACCATGGCTGAAAAGGCGGTGAACTGGGACTATAGCCTGTCGGTTGCCTACATGCGCGACCTGCCGCCCGCCCATGTCGACGCCTTCGCCCGTGCCTATCGGGCGCTGCCCAGCCTTGCGACCGAACTGCGGCGGTGGTCGGAGCGTGTGATCGGCGTGCGAAATGGCGGTCCGATCGACCCGAAGGTGACGGTGGTGCCGCAGAAGTCGCTCGGTCTCGCCACGGTCGCGCAGGTCGCACAAATCGAGCGACTGACTGGGCTCACCGTGAAGGGGCAACTCCTCGACCTTGCCATCGACCGAGATGCGGTCCGGCATGTGATGGCGCGCCACACCGACCCGGAGACAGAACGAAGCAGGGGCCAGAGACCCGTCCTCCCGACCGATTTCGGCAAGCTCGGGGAACTCGTGAACGGACCGGATCGCATGGTGCTTGGCCCCCGAATTCCAAGGCGCGGTCCGGTTGTCCGCTACGAGAAGATTTTCGGCGCGGAGCGGTATGTCGCCTTGTTCGAGGTCCGGACCGGACGCCGCAGGCTGAGCCTTGTGACGATGCGGGTCGAAAAAGGTGCCGGCGCGTCCCCTACCGCAACGCCCTGAGCGTGTTCGCAGACGTCCTGCGAGGGTTCGATGTCCGCGCCAGCAACCGAAGGGTAGACATGATCGAGATCGAACTCAAGGATGACGCTGTGGTGGCAGCGCTGGCGCGGCTCGATGCCGGGCTGCGCGACCCGCGCCCGCTGATGCAGGAGATCGGCGAACTCCTGGTGGAAAGCACCAAGGACCGGTTCAAGGCGGGCACGGCGCCCGACGGCAGCGCCTGGGCGCCGAAGACGCAGGCGACGCGGGACGCCTATGCCCGGCGCGGCGAGCGGGTCGACGAGCGGCCGCTCTGGGGGCCGTCGCGGATGCTGGCGTCGCAGATTTTCCCGCGCGCCACCTCTGACCGGGTCGAGGTCGGGTCGAACCGGATCTACGCCGCGGTGATGCAGTTCGGGGCGGCGCAGGGCGCGTTCGGGCGCAATGCGCGCGGCAGCCCGATCCCCTGGGGCGACATCCCCGCACGTCCCTTCCTCGGCGTCTCTGCCGCCGACCGCGAGGGCGTGCTCGAGGCGATCGGGCTCTGGCTGGGCGAGATCGTCGACGACTGAGCCGCGGGTTCGGCGCCGCCGGTTCCGCGCCGCCGGGCCTTGACCCGGGGCAGCGCGGGGCGCAGGTTGCCGGCATAGCCCGCCGCGGCACCCCCCCGCAAACCCCCGCAAACCGTTGTGCCTAGTCGCCCCCCGCCCCCGCGGGCGATGGTCGCGCCATGACCGCTGCACCCCATACCGCCCTGATGCAGGCGCAGGCGCTGCCCGCCCCCGAGGCGGCGGCGCCTGACTGGATCCACCTGCTGCCCGCCGGCGCCGACGTCACGACGGCCGACGGCCGCGGGCCTTACCGCGTCCTGGACCCGCAGGCGATCGTCGCCGCCGCCGGCACCGACCCGAAGCTGCCGATCGACGAGAACCACGCGATCGACTGGGCCGCGCCGCGCGGCGAGGCGTCCCCCGCCCGCGGCTGGATCGTCGAGTTGCAGGCGCGCGCCGACGGCATCTGGGGCCGCGTCGAATGGACCGCCGTCGGCCGCGCGCTGGTGGCCGACCGCGCCTACCGCGGGATCTCGCCCGCGATCGTTCACGACGGGGCCAAGCGCATCCTCGCGATCGTGCGTGCCTCGCTGACCAACACCCCGAACCTGCGCGGTCTGACCGCGCTCCACACGGAGACCACCATGCTTCTTGCCATCGCGAAGGCCCTGGGCCTCGCCGACGACGCGACCGAGGCGCAGATCCTCGACGCGATCGACAAGATGAAGGC